GGGACATACCCGGCAAAAGATTCCTTAAACCGCGGCAGATTTTGCCCAAAATGGAAGTTTTTGCCTAGCATTTGGCCTTCCACTTGGCAACTCACAAGAATTTCTTGTCATATCGATTCATGCACTCCTTTAAGGTACGCGTACAGCTCCGAAGTCTTTTCCTTGACTTTCTCGGGATCGACGCGGAGTTGCCCGAGTTCCATCAGTCTTGCCACCCGTTTCCAGTGCAAAGCGATTGCGGAGAAGTGTGGTAGGGCATCCAGCCGGCGATCCTCCTCGGGTGCTTTCTTTGCCGCAGGTGGAAGGATTTGAAGCTGAAGCGCGCCTTGCCTGTATTCTCCGCTTTCGATCTGTCCCCTGGTCGTGGTCTTCGCCAGATGAATAAGCCGGGTTGCCAATGGCTTGGATAGTTCGGCCTGTGCGATAATGAGATCGAAAGCGTCCGCATGGGTGGTTCGCACCGTGTCCAGGACGCCGCCCAGCTCATGCGCGATCAGCACCGCCCCCTTCATAAAATCCTCTGCCGTTGTTTTTGCGCAGTGGAATTCCTTGGATAGCAGGAGCGCCTCTTGGATGATGGATGGTTGTGTGTCTGTTTCTGTCATAGTGTTATTGGTTTCCTGCGCGCCCCCCTACACCTCGCCCGTGTTTCATCGGATTTCATGGCCCGGTTGCGCACCCCACCGAAACAATCGCGAAAGTCCGAAACCAGTTTGCTCAGTGCCTGCCGAGTGATCCCGCACCCCCCGCCGATCTCCTCCAACGCAACACCCTCCAGCAGATCCGGCCGCAACACATAGAGCGCCGCAAGTGTCCGGTGTCCGACTGCCGAGAGTCTGGGTTGCCTCCCCAGCATGCACAACCACGTCCACAGTTCCTCCATTCCGCGCAGTGCCGTCCGTTCCTCCTGGTCGAGTTGCAGCATGGGCGCCCGCCATCCACCGGGGAAACATTCCGGAACGCCTATTGCCGCGACAGCTGCCACCTCATCCCCCAGCCGCACAGGCCCGAGTCCGCGCATAGTCGCAAGGTGCCGCAGGATCCGAGAGAGCAGTTCTGCAGTGTCCGTGCGGTCGTCTTCCGGCTCCATGTCCTCGACCGGATGCCGGATGTATGCGCCAGGGGGCGTGCTGCGTGGTGTGTGCCTGCGTTGCATTGGGGCAGAGGCTTGGGGGAGGCCGGGGAGATGCACAGGACACACATAACCTGCGTTCCCCGGCCCGAAGCCCCAAGCTTCTAAACGTCAACTCCCACAATTCCGCACGGCGTGCAAGGGGGTGGAATGGAACTTTTTTAGCAGTTGAAATCCGGCCGTGGGAAAAAGTCGGAAAAAACTCTTTCGGGACTTTTTCCCAGAAAAAACTAGGTGCGACTTTTTCCCAGAGTTTTTTCCAAGACTTTTTTCCGGCGTAAATGCCGCAGGTTCAAGGGGTTGTGTGTGTGGGAAAAAGTCGGAAAAAAGTCCTGCACCATTGCTTTCTTTTACCCTCTCTTTAGGAAAAAACCCCCTCCCCCCTACCCACCCCCCCTAAAGGGGGTGGATGGGGGGGGGAGGGTTTTTTCCGTGTAATAGGTATTATTTCCACAGAGACTTTTTTCCGACAACAAAGCAAAAGCGACACCCGACCCTAAAGTCAGATGCCGCTTTAATGCGCCGAGGATGGCCCTAGATGCGATTCTACTTCGTCCCGAGGGTCTCCATAGCCAACCCCGCCTTTCGGAGCCGAATTTCGGCGATTTTGTTGGAGATAGTTTTTTCCGAAACGCCGTGCTTTTCTGCGGCCTCCAGAATCAACCTGCGCCCCTCGCCCTTTTGTTCCATCCCCAGTGCTTCGTCCAGCCGCACATACAGTTCCTCCATTGCATCCGCCGGCAACTCCACCTTTGGTCGCCCGAGTCGGAACTTGACATTTGGTTTTGCGTTGCCCTGGGCTTTCTTTGTCGGCCGTTCCTCTTTCTCTGGTCGCTCGTAATCACACTGTTCCCATCGGATGCGCCCGTCTGCGGAATGTCGGATGTATATGGATTCCGCGGCCTCGCCAGCCATACTCCGCAGACCCGCCCGTTTCCGACGTTTGCACAGTGTCAGGCTGAACGTAGGCGGTCCCTCGGATGGCTGGCGAACAAGCACGGCAACCTCACGCGCCCAGTTTGTCAGCGCCGACGACCCAAGCCCGGAATACGCCAGGTCGGATGCGGTCCAGTTTTCAAGCGGCCCCTTGTCCTTTGGCGGCTTCCCGGTGTGGTGAACGAGCACGAAAATACACCCGGTGCGCAATGCGATGGAGGAAAGCCGTTCGGCGCAAAAGGAAGCAATCACGCGCGCATCCGACAAATCATCCCCGATGAATGACAACAGAGGGTCAATCCACACCAGATCCGGTTTGTGCAGTGCCACGAGGTTTTCCAGTGCCGCGCAGAATTCCTCCCCAGTCAGTGTAGTGATGCGATGCCATAAGAGCCGATCGTTAGCCGCAGCCAGGGCATCCTGAGAAAGTGCAAACCCAGCCGCAACCCCCTGCGCAACCTCCGCCAGATCCCCCTCGTCATTTTCCGCCTGAAGAATCAACGACTTGAGCGGTTGCACGGGTTGAATCCCAAACGTCATCTCCGGGGCCGCCAAAGCCCAGCCAATCGCAAGTTGCATATTCAGCGACGACTTGCCGACACCAGATTGCCCGACCAGCAGCAGCGACCCACCCCGGCACAGCCATCGGTTGCCCAGGACCGAGTTTTTGTCGGCGCCGACGTCGTAGGTCAAAAGATTGGACAGGCGTGTTGGGGATCCGAGTTGTTCGGCGGCCTGATGTTGCTCCCATGCCTGCCAAGACTGCGCACCCAGCCCAACAGCCAGAAGCCGCTGCCTCCGCTCCTCGCCCTCCTCTGTCCTCCACGCATCCGGACACCGAGAATAGCGGGACGGGTTGCGGTTTGCACGGTCGAGATTCAGAGCCTCAAACCACTGGAACACCTCGTCCACCCGCTCGGAATACTCCTGGGCATTGCTCGCATCCACCCGGACCCACGCGTGCAGGCTTTTGTTGCCGGAATCTATTACCGCGGTGATCGGCATGTCCGAGTGCAGGAACGCCCCGAACTGAGCGTCTTTCGGAACCCGGCCGCCTCCTGTGGTGCTGTCGAATTCAACTAGGACATGCCGAAACGCCGAAACGTCCGCATTGCCGGCACCGCCCTTACGCATGGGATTCACGCGCAGGAACAACCCGGCCTTGCTAGTAAACAGCCGCTCAATCCCGCCTTTCTTCCGAACCTTCGCCAGCCACTCCTCGCGCGTCAGCACAACCCCTGCATCTGGCCTTTTGCTCCCGTCCTCGTCCTCCACCATTTTTCCAATCGCCACACCCTCCCCCTCCTTGAAAGCCGCCAGGAGAAGCCGCTCAAAGCCTGATTCAATAGGTTCCGGTGGTGCGACTGGCCGGGAGTTGAGCGCGTCCCTGTGCGTCTTCGCCTTCTTAAAGCGCACGTTTGGCAGCCTGGGCGTTGCGGTTCCTCCGGTTGGTGGTTGCCGCGGAGGTTGCCGGAACGCGCTTTTGACGGTGTTCTGCGCTTCCACACTGGTCAATCCGTCCGCCTGAGCGCGCCATGCCAGGATCCCGGTGGTTTGTTCCTCGGTCATCCCGGAATCACGCATTTGGCAGGCTGCGGAAAACAGTGCCTGGTTGCGTTGGCCCTCGGGTGCGCCGGTTTCAATATAGGTCGAGACGGATTTGGGCAGGTTGTTTGGAGTTTGCATTGTGTGTTTTACAAAGCCAGCAATGATTGGCCTAGTTTCTCAGAAGCCAGTCGGCAGTATTTGTTGGAAATCTCAGACCCAATCCCAATCCGCCCCATTTCCTTTGCCGCAAGAAGTGTTGTTCCGCTCCCCATGAATGGATCACACACAGTCTCGCCAGGCGCCGAATACAGCTTCAGAACTCGCTTTGCCAATTCCAGAGGGAACTTCGCCGGATGATCCTTTTGGTTTGCCTCGCACTGTATTGGCCAGACGCCGATCGTGTATTTCACCCACTCCTCCCATGACACATCAGAAATCGGCCTTGGTTTTCCACCTGGTTTTTTGAAAACAAGCAGAGGCTCGCTGGCGTTTCTGATTGATGGAGATGTGGGATAGTTCCCCCACGTTGCTCCAGACGCATTCGCCGCATCCAAAGCCTTTGCTTTAACCCACACAATTTCAGACTCAAACCGCCAACCTTGAAGCCCAATCCTAAGCCTGAATAAATCTGGCATGAATGTTCTTTTTTCCCGATTTCCAGACCACATTGGAACATTCCAGATCGAATAAGCACCAGGCCGACAAATCGAGAACGTCAAGCAAGCAACATCAGCGATTAAATCCCAGTACGTGTCTTCGTCTAGATCATCTGTGTGGTCTTCGTATTTTTTGCCTGCGTTGTATGGGGGAGACGTAAAAACGCAATCTGCCTTTTCTCCAATCAACTGTTCCCGGCAATCGCCTTCAAAAATTGTCGAATAATTGTCTTTGTAGTGTGTTTTTTTCATGTGTGTTTTTTTTGCAGCGCCAGCACATCCGGCATTTCCCATCCTCGCACGGGAGCCAGACGATTTTCTCAAACAGCCCGCGGCGCTGAAGATCACGGGTTGCTGCGATTTCGGATTGCGAGAGTGCTTCAAAGATCATCTCGCACTCCTCGTCAAAGGTTTGCGGTTTCATGCCCTCGCTCGTTTGATTGCCACGATCCGCCGGCAGTCGTCGCAATTAACCTGCCAGCACGTCTTCTTGGATCCGCAGTTCCGGCACAGCCCCGCCCGAGTGCGTTCCTTTGACGTGTTGCGCCATGGGATTCCGCTCGACTTCATTCCCGGTCGTCCAGGAGGGTGTGCGGCCTCGAATGCATTCCGCGCGGCCAGTGCCTCCTCGAATGTTGCGAAAAGCCGCTTGTACCTGATTGGGCGCCGATAGACTTCAACCTGCCATTGCCGGCCGCGGAACCTGATGTTGCGGTGTGTGCTCATTTCTCGTCCTCCTTCGCCTGCACATAAACAAGCCCCCTTGCGACCTCCACCGTGTCCTTGAAGTGTTGAAGCGCCCAGCAGTGAGTGCTCCGAGGGTGAACGTCGAGCGAGTCGTGCGGCAGATTCTCACAGGTTGCCCTGGGCATTATCGCCAGAAGTTCCCGCAGCACGGCCTTCAGTGTTTCACGCTCCTTCTCGATCCGCGCGCAGACATCCACCGGGACAACGTATTCCCCGAATAGTCGCACAGCGTGGAAGTTTGTTTCGTGCGATTCCGGTTTGAAGTGTCTCAGGTTCATCGCGCGCCCTCCGGATTTTCCCAAGCCGTAACAGCAACGCCCAGCGCCGCCCACAAATGCGATTTCACGCCGAACAAAGGCCCAGGGTTGTTCACGGTTCCAACGTGTCCGAGTTTGTCGATAAGAGCCTGCCGAATGTTCGCGTCCTTGGCGCGTGGTGTGCCGCACAAGTGCATTTTGACTTCCTTGCGATAGATGAGCCGGGTCTGCCCAATGCGCTCGATAAAGCGTCCGATCCACACACAGGTTTCAAATACTTCCGCCCCAACCGGCATTCCGTAACTTGCGATCATCTCGATTGCCGCCCAGGTTGCACGGAATTCCCCGAAGGCCAGTTTCCGCAGCAGATCCTGATTCTCAAGAATACCGCACTCCCCCACCCGCGATCCGTCCCAAATAAGGAAGGCGCTTTTCTCAGTCCCCGGATCGATTGCCAAAAGGTTTCTCATTCTCCCTCCTCCTGATCGACAGTTTGCAGCCGCTCCTCTTTCTCCGCTCTCTTTACCGCGCCGCTTCTCTGGAAGTTCGCCCGGCAACTCCCCTGAATGAGTTCCTTCATGGTGTAGACTGCCAGCCCGCGCGCCCTCAGCCACCGTTCGCAAGCCGCTGCGACCACCCGCGCATTATCTAAAACCTGTCCGTGTTGCATGTGTGTGTTTTGTGTTGCGGCGCCCAAAGGGGATCGAACCCTCCGGAACGCCTGGTTGAATTAGAACGGGATCCCGTCAGTTGCTTTGGCGACGTACCGTTTGACCTGC